TAATCTTGTATAGCTGTTTTTAATGTTGTAAATGTCCAAGCCATTATCCTGTACTCACTTTAACTTTCCCAATTTCTGTTCTTAATATAAGTCCTGTTCCTGATACAGGATTAAATCCAAAATATTTAGTAGATGATTTTTCACCTCTATCAGGTCTTGGATTAAATAATGATTGATTGTCAGATGAGTCTACCTCACCAATTTTTAATTGTGGATGATCAACATCAAGACAATTAGGACAAACTCTTAATCCATTACGAATACTATCTTGTATTTCGTATTGTAAATCGTTTAGCTTATAAGTAAAACCACATCTATCGCAATCACCTAAAGCTTTTTTACCTACTGCATAACTCATCTATATAAATTTATATCAGGAACAAATTTAACAGATGCTCTTTCTCTATCAGCATCGCTTACATCGTTCCAAAGTTCATCATACCTTTGTTTAATCATTCCAACTCTATTCTGTGCTTCAGGTATTTTACAAGCTAAATTATAAGCTAAAGCATATGTTAGACATGGTAAATATCTACTAGGCACATCTGCGTTATTACTTGCAACATTACCAGCATCTTCTATTCTTTTTATATAGTCATATACTAATGTATATGTTTCTGCAGAATCAGGAGTTGCCCACAAAACTATACTATTAGAACTTGTGCCTTTATCAATAAAAAACTGAGTTGGTTTTGATTCTAATAATTTAACAGCTTGATGATTATATTCTGTTCTTGATATTCTGTTTAATCTTTGATCAAACTGTTTATCTGTATCACCTGCATCTGTTCTTATGAAAGCATCTACTACTTCTAGAGCACTAGATTCTAAAGTATATGAACTAGTACCAGCAGTAAGTGTCTGAGTAGCTTGTTCTATCTTCCAAAGATTTAATCCTTTGTTTTGCCACTCTAAAAAGATAAGATTAAGAGCACGTTTTGCTCCTTTATAATCGTAGCCTGAACGCAACTCACTACCACATAGATCATAAGCTTCTTCCATAATATCGCCTAAATCTAACGTAAATGCTGTTGTTCCACTTGTTGCCATTATTTACCTTCTTTTTTTCTTATTGCTTCTTTGCCTTTTTTAGCGATTCTTGCTTGTTCTTTTTTACCTGCGACTTTTGCTCTTTGTTCCAACACAGTAAGGATTTGAATTTTTCTAGCAAAAGGTTTGTTAATTCTTTTAACTTTAGCCACAGTTCTACGAGCATCTGCTGGAGTTCTGAAAGCAATGCTAACAGTGTCTTTTGGATTTTCATCAGTATATAATCTCCTCCCACTTCCTTTGGGTTTTTTTCCTGTTCCTACTTTAGGGTCTCTACGTTTTCTCAATTAACACTTCCACCTTCTACGAGCCTGTCTAATTCTTGAATTAGGATCATTTCTAGTTTTAGCTGAACTACGTTTAAGTTGTCCTAAAGACCTTGCACAATAAGACTTTCTACGTTTTGCTGCCTTACTACCTTTTTTAACTTTACCTGTTACTGCTGTTTTTAACTTAGAACCAGGATTTAACTTTCTATAAGCTTTAACTCCTGCCTTAGTCATTCCAGCTCCAGACTTAGTAGATCGGAAATTTTTTTTATTCCTAGGCGGCATCTTCGCCTGTTTTCTTATAGGCATATTTACTACTTAGTTTTTTTACCGCCTTTCATACCACCTTTAGTAGACATTTTGCTTCTCATCATAACTTTTTTACCTGCAGCATAACCTCTATTTTCCATAGGTTTATCATTGGTCATTCTAGTATTCATACCCATACTAAACATTTTTTTAACATACTGTTTATTAGATTCAGCTCCCATTTCAGTTGCTTTTACTTTTCTGCCACCAACCATACCACCTTTGGTGCCCATCTTACTTTTCATGGTGCCTTTACCACCCTTGTAACCCATTTTACTTTTCATTTTTCCTGCCATAATTTTATACCTTTACTTAGATGCAGCTTTTTTAGGTCTACCCTTTTTTTTAGCTGCTGTTTTCTTAACTGTTTTCTTTTTTGGTTTTTTACCACCAACATAAGCTTCATTAATATCAGGTGTAGATAAGTCGTCAGCTATATAATGACCTTTATCATCTCTAGCTCTTACGCCATTCATTTCATCACACTTACGTTGTGCATCTTCTAAATCAGGATCAGGACCAAATACTGGTCTCCAAATACCATCATCTGAAACTTCTAAAACTTTGTATTGTGGTGGAAATTCACCAGTTTCTGAAATTATATAATTTGCCATAATAAATACCTGTTAATCAGAATATACTTTAACCATTTCTAAAACAATAGAATAAGTATCCCCTGATGAGTGTCCTTTAGTAGTAAGAAGAATGTCTCCATTTTTACCACTGCCTGCGTTATTTGGAAGTCCTCCAAAATCTTTAAAATCCATATGTCCATTACTACTTTCAGCAAGCTCCATAAGTAAAACATTACTAGTTGCATTTAAAAATAATTGCACTGACATACCTACAATAGCATGACTAATACGCATTACTCTTACTTCTGAACAAGATGTTCCTGCAGAGTTAGCGGCTAAAGCAGATACATCTACTTTAGCTACTGCGGATTCGCCAGTACCATCGCTGACATTTGTAAACTTCATAACACAATTTCTTTCACCATCAATAATAGTTTGTGATGTTACTGCGTCTGCCATAATTTACTCCTTACGCTATTTGAGTGTATTCAATAATAAATGTAAAAGAACCTGCAGTTGTAGCATCTACTGTATTAGTAATATTGCAATAAATAGTTCTTTCAGTATCTGTATATTGAACAGAAGCTGGAGCTGTTGTGCCATCTTGTGTTTGTAAAACTAAACTGGTTACTGTTACATTGTGAGCAACAACAGTTGTGCCACCATCAAGTATTTCATCAGTTTGAGCTGCAACAATTTGTGCACCAGAAGATGATGTACCTACTTCATAACCAATATCACCTGTTCCAATAACAGGAGAAACATCACAAAATATTTTTATATCTGTGATAATTGTATTTGCTGGTTGAGTAAATTCACCTATAGTTGGAGAATCTCCTGCTGTAGTATTTACTGTTACGCCAGTTGCAAAACCTACATGTTTTACATATTTATTAGTAACAATACCTGTAGATGCAATAGTTGCTACATCTGAGACTGCACCTGTGCTTGAATTTTTTGAAATGACCTTGAATCCGTTTTCGGTTCTTACTGGTCCATTAAAAGTTGTGTTAGCCATAATTTTCTCCTAAAAGAAATGATCTATCATCTTGGCAAATGTCTGCTAGGTCAGTTGATAGATTAGTTATTAAAATCCCTAGAGTTATATAGATAATATAACATAAAAAAAAGGGGAGCGTGTGCTCCCCTAAAAGTTCTTACGAACTACCTGGTGAACCAAAGATACCTAGTGGATCAGATACACCGAAAGAATATCTTTCTCTCGCCTTATATCTAACATTACCAGTATCGAAGTCTCCATCCATAGTAGTAGTCATAGGTGCTCTAACAAAATGCTTCATTCCATCTGGAACATCTGTTGTGATAAAGAAAGCATTTGTATCAGTTAAATAATGATTAACTGAATAACCTTCTGGAATCACACCATTAGTTTTCACAGCATTGATGTCATTGTCAGCAGTTCCTACTCTATAATCACTTTGTAACAATCTAGTTGCTACAAACTGTAGGTCACTAGGAATAATAAGTTTCCTAGCTTTTGCTGCAATTTTAAGACCTCTTTCATCAACATATTTGCCGATTTGAATGATTGCATCTTCTAAAGATGTTTCATTTAAGTCTGCACCTGTTGATGGTCTATTACTATTTGTGCCACCGTTTACAAGCGGGTGAGCTGTGCTAAATAAAGCAACGCCATCACCAGAAGAAAAAGTAGTTGAGAATCCATTATTTAATGGAAACGCTGCTTTTACTTGCTTTGTATAAGACATAGCTCTAGCTAATGCTTTAGTATATCTAGCTGATACTGAAACGTATAGATTATCTTCCATAGCTTCTTCAGTAATGCTGAATCCTAAACCAATAGTTTCATGCGTATATCTAGCGACAAAAGATTCTTGTGCAGTATCATAAGTGATAGCTGAACCTTCATCTTTTACAGGAGCTGCTCCAAAACCAGATAACTTTAATTCTTCTTCAAAACTTCTTTCAGAATTTTCAGTTACATAGATTTCTTCGTGCTCATTCTCATAACGATTGTATTCTTCACCGAATAATGCGTTAAGACCAGGTAAGAGTTGTTTTAACTCGTTAGCTCTTGAAATAGCTGCCATAATTTATCTCCCTTAACCTATACCTGTTGTATTTAACAACTGGTGTCCGACATTAAACATTACTAGTACATCAGTAAATGAATCACCAACAGCACTATCTGGTCCATCAACAAAGTCTACGACTTTTAATGGTAGTGTGTTAGTAGTAGCTGCTGTACTACCGTCAACTGCGTTTTTACTTGTACCTATTGCTGTACTACCTGCAGTTTGCACAACAGCACAGTTCTTGCCAAGATCATCTTGTCCAAGAGTTTCGTCTGATTGCATTTGCATTAGTATGAATGGGTCAGAAGCAACATACGCAACAATATCATCTGCAGCAGTTGAAGCTGGATAATATTGATTTGGTGTGAATTGACCTGTTGTTGGGTCTGTATAAGCACAACCAAGGAATACACCAATAGGTGTTAAAGATGTTGTACCAGTATCCTTTTGGACAGTGGTATTAGGGTTATCGTCACCCCACTTTACAAAATCTCCAAAGAATATGGATGTACCATATGCATTTTTAATTTTGTAATGTGTAACTTTTCCTTGATATGGACTTCCAACTACAGTACCAACTGGTCTTGCTCCGTGTGGAGCTGCACTTGATGCCATAATTTTCTCCTAAAAAAAAATTAAATTAATATAACAAGATACTATGAATCTTTACCAAATGTTGTTCTTGATTTTCTTTCAAATACTTGTTTGGTAGCCATTCTTGAATCTTGATCCTTAAAATAAGTGTTATCTACAGATTCCATTTGAGACTCTGCTAAATTAGAAAAATATTCGTCTCTAGCTTTTGCCTTTTCTAATGGCATCTTACATAACAGTTGTCCACCAATCTCAACATTACCTTTCTTTGACCACTCAGAATTATGGTCCATCATATGAATCTGTAGTTCTGGATGATCCTCTAATCTACAAGGTTGCCATCCTTCTCTAAGTTTTCTTGATACATTAGGATTATCAGCATTACCTAAAAGGCTTGTTCTGATATACCTAAATACCCATCCTTCTTGTGGTTCAGGGTTTGGTAAGTTTGATGGATTTTCCCAACTTTGAATACGCTGGGAAGCCTCTCGGCTCTCTATCTCCCTAGGGGTACGCTCTGCTGATTCTTGTTCAGCATTAATATTATCTTGATTATCAGGTAAATCTGACATCTTAGTTCTCCTTTAAAAGTTGATTTGCATACTGCTCAGGCGTTATATTGAGTCGCTTTGCGAGGGCAACTTGGCTCTGTGTCAGATGAATTTTGCGAGGGGTTTTACTGCTATTCCTCGTAGCAGGTGCGACAGGATTAACTACCTGCCTTCTTGGAGTTTCTACAACTTGTTCTGCTTCCACAGGTTGTTGTTGAGATACACCAAAGAAATTTGGAAACTGTTCTCTCATTTTTGTGTCAACCTCAGAATAATACTGCTGAGAGTTCTTTTCAGGGTCTACGCCATTTGCTTGTAATGATTGATCTATATACATAGCAAATGATGTCATTTCTTTATGTATTGGATCACTACCCATAAACCA